TTTATTTTAAGAGTTGGAATGGGTATTAGATAATTTATAGGAGGATAGATTATGTTAGCAGAAGGAATATTTATATTAACTGTAAGTTTAAGTGGTAATTATGATGATCTAGAATTTGTAGGATATTTTAATGATTGTCCTACTGCTATGATTTATTTTAAAGAAAATTGTTCAAAGCATAAAGCAGCGAGTTGCTTACTAAAAGAATACAGCAATATACCACCTGACCATGTATCACCAAGTCAATTTGATTTTGATACGATTAGAGAAGGGCAGAGTTGTGGTTTTGTTGGCGTTGATACACGAACCTTTATAGGAGAAGATAAATAATATGAATGTATTAGAATTATTTGCTGGTAGTTGTTCGTTTAGTAATATAGCAAAACAACATGGTCATAAAATTTTTACATCTGATTATAAAGATTTTGATGGAATTGATTATGTTACAGACATAATGGATTTTGATATAAATAGAATACCATTTACACCTGATGTTATTTGGGCATCTCCACCATGCACTTTTTTTTCAGTTGCATCTATTGGTAAGCATTGGAATAAAGACCATACACCAAAAACAGAACAAGCAAAAATAGGGGTGGCAATAGTTAAAAAAACTATGGATATTATTAATGAATTAAATCCAAAATATTTTATTATTGAAAACCCTAGAGGAAAATTAAGAAAACTTAATTTAATTGATGTTTCTTTATTAAAAACTGTTTGGTATTGTCAATATGGGGATAGTAGGGCAAAGCCTACAGATATTTGGACTAATATAGAAAATTGGAATCCTAAACCAATATGTTGGAATGGGAATAAAAATTGTCATCATGAATCTGCTCCAAGAGGTTCATCTACAGGAACACAGGGAATAAAAGGCACTTATGATAGAAGTAGAGTGCCTGATGAATTATGTAATGAAATTTTAAAAACTATTTTTACAGGAGAAGATAATGATTGAATTTATTTTGTTAGTGAGCCTAAGTGGTATGCCATCAGGAAATGTTTATGCCGGGTCGTTTAGTTCATGCCAGGAAGCATTTACTTATGCGGATGTACACTATGCTGATTGGCGCGGCAGAACTTGTGTTAGGGAAATAAGTAATGGGTAAAGGAAGCAGTCGCAGACCAACAGACGATAAAAAGTTTTCAAATGCTTATGATCGAATATTTGGTGCTGTTAAAAAACAACCAAAAATTAACAACAAAAAGGATAAAGATGGGATCTCCAACAACTCGAACTCTAGCAAGATTAAGAAAGGAAAATTTTAATTTAATAGAGGTGACTGAGCATTATAATTTTTTTTCAAAAAAGAGAAACGACCTCTTTGGGATTATAGATATATTAGCTATTAAAGATGGGGATTGTGTGGCACTTCAAGTTACATCATATTCCAATATTAGCAGTCGTGTAAGGAAGATAACAGAAAGTCCTGCCTTGCCTTTCCTACGAGCTGCTGGATGGACAATATTAGTAGAAGGGTGGAAGAAAGAAAAGAATGGCAGATATACCTCTAAAATCGTTGATTTAAGTTAATTTAAAATAATTTGTAAAAAGACTTGCAATTAATATCATATGTAGTATTATATGTATGTAGGATAAATAAACAAAGGAGAAAGATAATGTTAAATTTTGTATATAAACCAAAACCAAAAAAGTATAGTTTGCATAACGAACATATATGGTTATTTCAAATGGCTACTAAAGAAGGTACTGAATATCAACGCCAACAAAGTAGATATGAAAATTACAAAAAAGGGAGAAAATAATGTTATTAACAGACACTAAATCAGTTATAAAATTTTTAGACATTGAAGTATTAGAAGAAATAGCAACTGAATTTGTTACTGATACTTTAGAAAAGCAAAAGCAATATCCAATACTAGATCAGATTAAAGATTATTGGTTTGAGCAAGTAGAAGAAAAATTAAGTAATGCTAAAGCCATTCAACTGCTACAAAATCAGTTGTTAGCCCTAGAAATAGATTTCCAAGCTATAGCAGATCAGTTTGAAGAAGAAGCTGAAGCAGTAAAAGAAGAAAAAATATATACAAAAGCAAGAGATGCAGAAAGATGGTCAAATGGTATATATTATGTTGATAAAGAAACAGGAGCAGTTGAGGAGAGATTTTAATTGATTCTAATTTAAGGATATGTTATAATCAGGGGTTGGGATAGATTCGTCTAGATTTTATCTTAACACTCCTTTGGAATCCCATCTTAATCGGTGGGATTTTTTTTATTTACTGGAAATTAATTATGTGGTCATGTCATTTATTTGTAGGATGTCATTTTGGTATAGAATGGTATGAAGCTACTAAAGCAGATACTAATAATCCTAATATTGCTCCAGTATATAAATATGAATACTTTATTATAGATTTAGGATGTTTACGCATACAAAAATGTAAGGAAATAAATAATGATTAAAAAACAAAAAAAAGCAGTAGCTACAGTAATTAAAGCACCTACTACCAAACCTCAAGAGAAAAAAATAGACTATTCCAAAAGAACTATGGCTGAAGCAATTGAATCATCTGCTAATGAATCTTTAAAATTTAGGATGTAAATTTAATGACTAACGAGGAAAAAGATAATGGCAAAAAGAAAGAAACCACCGATAAGAAAGTATTAAACAACAAGCTAGAAGAATTAAGAAGATGGTTTGATTCGTTAGGGGATTGTGTATGAAAGGTGTAAAACATTATTTAAGAAATGGTACAGAGCATAAAGGCTCTATGCACACTATGGCTAATGGAACTGTACACACTAATAAAAGCCACACTAAGACATCTAAAAGGCTTTTACATTTTGCTGATCTATCTAAAACAGCTAAAGTTAAGGCTAAAGCATAATGGCTGATACGCACAACTAATGTATGAATTAGGTTTTTAATTAACAATGGAGCAATGACCCATAATGGAGTTGCATAACAATGACAAAAGAAGAACAATTAGCACTAGCCAGAGATAAAGCTGCTGAAGTAAATAAAGGCAACGAACATTCTAGTAAAATCAATAGGTTACTGGGAGAAACTCTGAAGCGTAGATTAATACAAGAAGAAGCTCACAGAGCAAACAAAGTAGTAGAAGCATTATTGGTTAAAGCAGAAGATGGTGATGTATCAGCTATTAAAGAAGTCTTTGATAGAAGTGATGGCAAAGTAATGCAAGAGAGCAAAATCTCTGGTGACTTAGACCAGCCATTAATGATTCAAGTAGTTACTGGGATAGATGACAACGACTAAAAAAGTCCTAACTGGCTATGAACCCAGAGAACCTCAAAGGCAGATTCACAAAGCTGTAAGAGAGAATAGGTTTGTAGTGGTGGTAGCTCATAGAAGAATGGGTAAAACAGTTGGTGCAATTAACCAACTAATACATAGTGCATTAAATTGTAAGCTAAAGAATCCAAGATTTGCATTAATAAGTCCTACTTACTCACAAAGTAAAAGAGTGAGTTGGGATATGCTTACAGAATATACAAGACCATTAGAAGCAATAAATAACATTGCAGAGTTAAGATCAGACTTCCTAGATGGAAGAAGAATAAGTTTATATGGTGCAGATAATATTGACGCTCTACGAGGGATATACCTGGATGGTGTAGTTATTGATGAATATGCACAGATTAACCCTAGCTTATTTAGTGAGATTATAAGACCAGCAATTGCAGATAGAAAAGGTTGGGTAATGTTTATAGGAACTCCTAAAGGCAGAAACCATTTTGCTACATTACGAGATAAAGCAAAAACTGGCAAAGATGGATGGAAGTTATTAGAGTTTAAAGCTAGTGAAACTGGATTAGTAGATCAAGAAGAACTTGATGCAGCCAAGAAAGAAATGGGAGATGACAAATACTCACAAGAGTTTGAGGTCAATTTTGCCACACCAGTTGAAGGTGCTTATTATGGCACAATGATTAATGACCTAGAGTTTAAAGGTCAAGTATGTGAAGTGCTTAAAGATGACATAGCCAAAACCTTTTGCTCTTGGGATTTAGGCATGGGAGATTCCACAGCAATATTTGTTGCACAGATTATAGGACAAGAAATACACATCATTGACTACATGGAAAATCATGGTCAAGGTTTAGACTTTTA